TGTGTGACCCCTGGCGATTATGTTCTTCATGAAGGTCGGACATATATCGCCTCGGCAAACAATATTAAAAAGCGAAAACTTTATATTCGTAGCCTGACTACAAAAACATGCATTTCTGACTGCATGATTAGAGTCTTCCTCGGTCGTGATGGTTTACCTGTAAAGGCGGAGTCATGGTAATGACTAAGAAAATAAAATGTGCTTATCACCTTTGCAATAAAGAAATTGAAGAAAGCAAAATCATTACAAGACCACTTCATTTCATGCGTGGAGTTATACCAACGACGGAAATGAAAAAATATTGTAGTGAAATCTGTGCCGAAAAAGACCAGATGGCACACGAACTTTAATTAACTGACTATCCGAAACTGAATTTATGCCAGCAATGGCAGGGATTCGCTCAACCTTAATTAAGGAGAAAAACATGATTACCAGTTATGAAGCCACTGTTGTTACTACTGATGACATTGTTCACGAAGTCAGCCTGGAAGGAAAGCGTATTGGCTACGTGATTAAAACAGAAAATAAAGAAACCCCTTTCACTGTGGTTGATATCGACGGTCCATCAGGCAACGTTAAAACACTTAACGAAGGCGTCAAAAAAATGTGCCTGGTGCATATCGGAAAGAATCTGCCCGCAGAAAAAAAGCCGAATTTCTGGCAACTCTGATTGCAATGAAATCAAAGGGTGAAATCTGAAAAAAAAGAAAGCCTGCACACTGTGCAGGCCTGAGTGAAGAACCTGGGACATTTATTCATCACTCGCAGTAATTTTAATCTAAGTTGAGGTTAAAAAAACAATGAGCACCGATAAACAAGTTTACCCACTGTATTACGAAGCAAAAAATGACAAAGTAAGAAAACGTCTCGGTATTAAAGGCGGTTTCTACTGGGCTGAAGCGAAAAAATTATCCATTGCCATATCCCGTGGTGCTGTTGCGATTGACGATGCTGGCTACGATGAAGATGACTTTAAAAAACCTGTTCGCGTCAATTTGCCCGTTGTTGATGACCTTCCACCAGAGGGCGTATTTGATACGGAATTCTGCAACCGTTACAAAAAAGGCGGGGAAGATGGCATCACAATGGTATTTATCGCGCCCTCATCCTCTGCGCAGGACAAACCAGCCAGCACTGACAATACCAATGTTAATGGCGAAGACATGACGGAGATTGAGGAGAATATGCTACTCCCGATTTCCGGTCAGGAGCTGCCCATTCGCTGGCTTGCTCAACACGGCAGCGAAAAACCGGTAACGCACGTTTCACGCGACGAACTCCAGGCATTACACATTGCACGAGCTGAAGAACTACCAGCTGTTACTGCCCTGGCTGTTTCCCACAAAACCAGCCTGCTCGACCCGCTGGAAATTCGCGATCTCCACAAACTGGTGCGTGATACTGACAGAGTTTTCCCTAATCCAGGCAATTCAAGCCTGGGGCTGATGACTGCTTTTTTCGAAGCATACCTGGACGCAGACTACACCGATCGTGGTCTGCTGACAAAAGAGTGGATGAAAGGAAATCGTGTTTCACGCATCACGCGCACGGCTTCCGGCGCTAATGCTGGCGGCGGGAACCTCACCGATCGCGGCGAAGGTTTCGTTCACGATCTGACGTCACTGGCGCGCGACGTAGCCACTGGCGTCCTGGCCCGTTCAATGGACGTGGACATTTATAACCTTCATCCGGCACACGCTAAACGTGTCGAGGAAATTATCTCTGAAAATAAACCGCCCTTTTCTGTTTTCCGCGACAAATTCATCACCATGCCTGGCGGGCTGGATTATTCCCGCGCCATCGTGGTTGCGTCCGTAAAAGAAGCACCAATTGGGATCGAGGTTATCCCTGCGCATGTCACTGAATATCTGAACAAGGTGCTGATTGAAACCGATCATGCCAACCCTGATCCGGAAATCGTGGATATTGCCTGCGGTCGTTCCTCTGCCCCAATGCCGCAGCGTGTAACAGAAGAAGGAAAACACGATGGTGAAGAAAAACCGCAACCATCTTGCGCAATGGCAGATAAACAGGCAACGGCTGAAACAGTGGAACCGGATGCAACTGAACATCATCAGGACACGCAGCCGCTGGATGCTCAGTCACAGGTAAATTCTGTTGATGCGAAATATCAGAAACTGCGGGCAGAACTCCATGAAGCCCGGAAAAACATTCCATCAAAAAATCCTGTCGATGCCGATAAATTGCTTGCTGCATCACGTGGTGAATTTGTTGACGGAATTAGCGACCCGAACGATCCGAAATGGGTAAAGGGGATCCAGACTCGCGACTCTGTGTACCAGAACCAGCCAGAAACGAAACAAAACACGCCAGAAACTGTAAAAACCAGCCCGGATGTGAAACAACCTGAGCCAGTAGTGCAACAGAAACCGGAAATAGTCTGCAATGCCTGCGGTCAGACTGGCGGGGATAACTGCCCTGACTGTGGTGCGGTGATGGGCGACGCAACATACCAGGAAACATTCGATGAAGAGAATCAGGTTGAAGCTAAGGAAAATGATCCGGAGGAAATGGAAGGCGCTGAACATCCGCACAATGAGAATGCTGGCAGCGATCCGCATCGTGATTGCAGTGATGAAACTGGTGAAGCGTCAGCTCCTGTAGCAACTGAAATCATGTGGCCGTCATATTTCGAGCCTGGCCGCTATGAAAACCTCCCGAACGAGGTTTATCACTCCGCCAACGGAATAAGCAGCACGATGCTGAAGGATGCCCGTATCAGCCTGATGTATTACCACGGACGGCACATTGCCGGAACTATTCCGAACGAGGAAAGTGATGCACTGCTGCGTGGGCGGATCATTCACAGCTATGTTCTGGAAACGGATAAATTCGCTGATGAATATGCCATTCCGGTACCGGTTCCTGAATATGTGGTTACTACTTCTAGCGAACTGATCGCCATCATTAAAAAACACAATGCCAGTCTGCCAGCACTGATGACACCAGAGCAGATGAAAGAGTGGATCGAAAGCTACAACAGCACTCTTATACAGCCACTGTCTGTAAGTGCCGGGGCCGAAGAAACAGGCATCCTTTACGGTTCGCTTCCGGTGGAATTTCGGCGTATTCCTGAGGGGGAAAAACACACAGCATCAGCAATGAAAGCCTGTATTAAAGAATACAACGCAAGCCTCCCTCCTCTGTTGAAAACCAGTGGAGCACGGGAGCAGCTTCTGGATCAAATTGAAACTGTAGACCCAGAACTGGCAAAAAAAGAACGTGCTAAATCTTTGCCTTACAACATCAGTGGCACAAAAGAGCAATTAACCGAAATCGCACGGAAAATTCGCCCGGAACTGGTGACACTGGAGGACTGGCAAAAACGCCAGCAAGAAGAAAATGCCGGGAAAACGTTTATCAGTCCGGAGATGTATGAACAGGCAAAAAATATTCACGCGGCACTGCAAAACAATACCGATGCAGCAAGGCTACTCAACCACCCGGATCGCAAATCTGAAATCAGCTATTTCGGGTTTGATGAAGAAACCGGGCTGGAAATCAGGGTCCGTCCTGATATCGAAATCCGGCTGCCATACGAAAGCATTTGCGCTGACGTGAAGTCAGTCAGCCTCGGTTATGTGCGACAGGAACGACTTAAAGATCGCCTGCACCGTGAAATTATTGAGCGTGATTATCACCTCAGCGCCGCAATGTATTGCGATGTGGCAAACCTGGACAAATTTTTCTGGATCTTCGTCAACAAAGATGCTGGCTATCACTGGGTGGCAGTCGTGGAAGCCTCGCAGGAACTCCTGGAACTTGGTCGACAGGAATATCGCCGGACGCTACGCCAGATAAACGAAGCCCTGGAGACAAACAACTGGCCAGCACCGATTACCGAAAGTTATACCGACGAATTAAACGACTTTGATCTTCGTCGTCTTGAAGCACTGAGCATCTGAGGAAGGACACAATGAACGAATTAACTCAACAAGAAAATATTAACTCTAATGTTGCGGTTTTCAGCCCTCAGTCCATGGCTGCAATTCAGACATTTTCCCAGGTAATGGCTTCCGGCATGGCTACTGTACCGGAACACCTCCGAGGAAATCCATCAGACTGCATGGCCATCACCATGCAGGCGATGCAGTGGCAAATGAACCCTTACGCAGTAGCTCAGAAAACTTTCGTTGTGAATGGTGTGCTCGGATATGAAGCGCAACTGGTTAATGCCGTAATCAGTACTCGTGGGCCGCTAACCGGGCGTATTGAATATGACTGGTTCGGGCCGTGGGAAAAAATTATCGGGAAATTTGAAATCAGGAAGAGCGACAAAGGGAAAGAATATCGTGTACCTGGCTGGAAGCTGGCCGATGAAAACGGGATCGGTGTTCGTGTCCAGGCAACACTACGCGGCGAAAGTAAACCACGCGTACTGGAATTACTTCTGGCGCAGGCCAGAACACGTAACTCAACGCTATGGGCCGACGATCCTCGCCAGCAGCTTGCCTATCTAGCGCTGAAACGCTGGGCGCGCCTTTATTGCCCCGAAGTGATTCTTGGAGTGTACACCAGGGACGAACTGGACGAGCCACAGGAAAAAATCATTAATCCGGTTCAGGAACATAAAAACACTTCCGCTTGCCGCGCGGAACGTGAAACAACAATTATTGAGCAGGATGCCGGGGAAAACTGGATCGATGCTTTCCGTGAACGTATTGAGCAGGCACAAAGCACCGGGGAAACAACAGCACTTCGCCAGGAAGTGGAAGATCATAAAAATACACTTGGCGCTCTCTATACGGAACTTAAAGGAAAAGTGGTTCAGCGTCATCACCGTCTCAATGCTATTGCCCGTATCGAGAAGATGATAAATGACCTACCTTCTTCAGGTGATCCAGAAGCAGAACAAAAATTTACTGCTCTGGAAAATACGCTGAATGCTGCCCGGCCACATCTGGGTGAATTATATGAGGCGTATAAAACGACACTGACAGATATGAAACCAGAATATATCGGCTCCTGATATTGACTTTGGCGGTGTAGCCTCACCGCCATCACAAAATTTTATTTTATGAGAGAAAAGACAATGCGGTATGAAAAAGTCAAACCATGCCCTTTTTGTGGTTGTCCATCAGTAACGGTGAAAGCCATTTCAGGATATTACCGCGCGAAGTGTAACGGATGCGAATCCCGAACCGGCTATGGTGGAAGTGAAAAAGAAGCACTCGAACGATGGAATAAACGAACCACTGGAAATAATAATGGAGGTGTTCATGTATAAAATTACCGCCACTATTGAAAAGGAAGGTGGCACTCCTACTAACTGGACAAGGTACTCAAAAACAAAATTAACCAAATCAGAATGCGAAAAAATGCTCTCAGGTAAAAAAGAAGCAGGCGTTTCCAGAGAGCAGAAAGTAAAACTGATAAATTTTAATTGCGAGCAACTTCAGTCCTCGTGAATTGCATTGTATTCAAATTAAAACTTCATAGCTGATTATTAATAATCAACATCGGGCGTCAATTTCAGTCTAACATTGGCGCCTGCCAGAGGTGATGCGATGGCACAAGTAATCTTTAATGAAGAGTGGATGGTTGAATACGGCCTGATGCTTCGCACTGGTCTGGGGGCCAGACAAATTGAAGCATACCGCCAGAACTGTTGGGTGGAAGGCTTCCACTTCAAACGAGTATCTCCTTTAGGGAAGCCAGACAGTAAGCGAGGGATTATCTGGTACAACTATCCAAAGATAAATCAGTTTATCAAAGACTCATGATATGTCTAAATTACCAACAGGTGTCGAGATTCGAGGTAAATACATTCGCATCTGGTTCATGTTTCGAGGAAAACGATGTCGGGAAACATTAAAAGGCTGGGAGATTACAAACAGTAATATTAAAAAGGCCGGAAATTTAAGAGCGCTGATAGTTCATGAAATAAACTCCGGTGAATTTGAGTATTTAAGACGTTTTCCCCAGTCCAGCACTGGGGCAAAAATGGTGACAACGAGAGTCATAAAAACGTTCGGAGAGCTTTGTGATATCTGGACAAAAATTAAAGAGACAGAGTTAACAACAAACACAATGAAGAAAACAAAATCACAATTAAAAACACTCAGAATAATAATTTGTGAAAGTACCCCGATATCACATATTCGTTATAGCGATATCTTAAACTACCGGAATGAACTGCTGCATGGAGAAACGCTTTACCTGGATAATCCAAGATCCAACAAAAAAGGAAGAACCGTGCGCACAGTTGATAACTATATCGCCCTGCTCTGTTCGCTGTTGCGTTTTGCGTATCAGTCGGGATTTATATCAACCAAACCATTTGAAGGAGTAAAAAAATTACAGCGAAACAGAATAAAGCCTGATCCGTTATCTAAAACAGAATTCAATGCATTAATGGAAAGTGAAAAAGGACAGAGCCAGAACTTGTGGAAATTTGCCGTTTACTCAGGACTTCGTCACGGGGAACTGGCAGCTCTGGCGTGGGAGGATGTGGATCTCGAAAAGGGAATAGTGAATGTCAGAAGAAACCTGACGATACTTGATATGTTCGGTCCCCCAAAAACAAATGCCGGGATCCGGACAGTAACACTACTGCAGCCTGCTCTTGAAGCACTGAAGGAGCAATACAAACTGACCGGGCATCATCGCAAAAGCGAAATAACCTTTTACCATCGGGAGTACGGCAGAACCGAAAAGCAAAAACTGCATTTTGTTTTCATGCCCAGGGTGTGTAACGGAAAACAAAAACCTTATTACTCGGTAAGCAGTTTGGGGGCAAGGTGGAATGCAGCAGTAAAACGTGCTGGTATTCGCCGTCGTAATCCGTACCATACGCGGCATACTTTTGCCTGCTGGCTGTTGACGGCAGGAGCGAACCCGGCATTTATAGCCAGCCAAATGGGGCATGAAACTGCGCAGATGGTGTATGAAATTTACGGTATGTGGATTGATGACATGAACGACGAACAGATAGCCATGTTGAATGCGCGGTTATCGTAG